CTTAACGCTCTCAGTTGCTGCAAGCTTTCCGGCTGATTCCTAAGCCGCTGCTGTGGCTTAACCGATCCGGGATCACTAGCGCTGACCATTCCGTCAGCACATGGCCAAGCAGTACACCAGGGGATTCGGCTACAAGTTCTACATCCAGATCATCAAACCCACGGCGATTGATTTCGGCACTCTCAACGGTGAGCTGTCCGATTTCATGGACATCGCCACGTTGCTGAGCAACGACGCCACGGTGATTAAGACCGGCACTGGATCCACGCTCAAGATCGCAACCGGCACCGCAAGAACCCCCACCAAGGCCGCTATCGCCTCCAACGTCGGCACCCTGACCTTTGGCGCCGCCCATGGGATCGCCGCTGGCGCATCGGTGAGCGTCGCCCAAATGCCGGCACCCTTCACGAAGCTCAACGGCAACTTCACGGTGACAGCTGTCACCGCGTCGGCACCGTTCACGCTGAGCTTCGCCGTCACGGCAACAAACCAGGCCGAGGCCACGGTGAGCAAAGGCAAGCTGGTGAGCTCCTTCCTGGCGCTGGACGGCACCGATGCACCGGTGCGGTTCCTGGGCCTCACCAATGCCGCGCCGAACGAGTCCGAAACCGAGGAATCGGTGCGCGACTACGACGATGAGGCGCAGGGCTTTGATATCAGCATCGCAACGGGCAAGAGCCTGTCGTGGGCGCTTGAGGCCAACCTGGATCACCGCGATGCCGCCTATCACCTGTTCCGCATCGCCAGCAAGGACAGCGTCAGCGAAGGCCTGATGATCAAGTGGGCCCGCGTCGGCCCGCGCGGCTTCGATGAGGCCACCTACGGCTATGGCCGCTTCACCAACTTCCAGGAGAACCCCGCCGTGGGTTCGGTGGTGAAGTTCTCCAGCGGGATCAAGGTCTACGGGCCCTACGAGCTGGACTTCACCAGCTAATCATTGCCGCACAACGTGCGACTCACCGCCTCGGCGTCTTCGGATGCCGGGGCGTTTTGCCTTGGGAGCTGCTGCCGGGCCATCAGCAAAGCTTGAGCCTGGTTGACTTCCGCCATCTCCAGCACCCGCAGCGCCAGCTGTCGCAGGCTTTCCAGATCGCCGGGACCCGCCGCGTTGATCATCGCCTCAACGTGCCGATACCGGAACTGCCAGTGAAGCGGCAGCAGCTGACGGGACCCCATGAGCGGTGAGCAGTTGAGGCAGGTTGCCGGAAAGCTCCAGCATGACCACGCCCACCAGTTCACAGGAGATCTACGACCTACTGGCCGCCGATCCGGTGATCAGCGCCGAGCTTGGCACCTACCTCTCTCCTGGCGGGTCCAGCCTGCCGGCGATCTCGGTGCTCGCGGCCAACGAGAACCTCCCGCCTGGCACCGTGGCCGGCGGCATCGAGATCACCATCACCCGGATGCCGGGCCTGGCGCCACAGCTCACCCTGGGCGGGGACACGATGCTGAACCCAACCTGGCGGATCTACGTGATCGCCTGGGATGCCCTGGGCGAACTGCAGACCGTGGCTCAGCGCGTGATCGCCCTGCTACCCGGCGCCACCGCGATGGGGCTTCAGGCCGACCCACCAGGGGAGGGGCTGGGGGTGCTTGAGCAGGTGGTGATCAGCTGGACAAATCCCGCTGTCGTGCTGGAGGGGATTGAATGAGCGACTTCGTTGTAACAGCAGGCGCAGATTTCAGCGAAGTTCTCAAGGGTTTCCGCAGTCTGCCAGGGGAGGCGCAGCGGGCCGGCGAGGCGATCGGGAGGGGGTTGGGGGCCGGCATCACTGACGCAGAGAAGAACATCGGTGTCCTGGCAAGCCAGATCCGAGCACTGAAGGCGGTTCAGGCCAAGCTGCCGGTCGATTCCAGCGAGTACAAGAAAGCCCAGCGCGACATCGAGGATCTCGGACGGCGGATCAACGAACTCAAGCGCCAGAAGGTCACCCTGCAGGCTGATCCCTCCAGCATCGTTGCGCTGAATGCCCGCCTGGGCGATCTCCGCGGCGAGCTGGAGCGGGTCGCTATCGGCAGCCAGCGATTCAGGGAGCTGCAGGCCGCCGTCCGCGACACGGAACGAGAGCTGCAGAAGGCCGGCGAATCGGCTGATCAGTTCCGCCTGCTCGATGGCGTGATCCAGGGCATCGCGTTCAGCCTCACCAACAGCGTGATGGGCGCCCTCGGTGCTGCCTTCGCCAAGCTGCAGCAGTTCGTCGGCGGCTACGCGGCCCTTGACACCGAGATCAGGAAAGCCGCTGCTGCCGGCGGTGAGTCAGGCGGTTACGACAAGCTCGCGCAGGCCATCGACAAGGTCGGCATCGAGGCGGCCGGCACCCAGCAGGAAGTCGCCCAGCTGACGACAGAGCTAGTCCGCGGCGGCATGACCGTCACCCAGGCCACCCAGGCGCTCGCGGCGATCGTGCGGGGGGCGGAGGCCACCGGAACCGCCTACTCCCGCATGGCTGAGGTGACGGCGGCATCAATCAAGATCTTCGGGCTTCAGGCCGGCGACGCGACCCGGGTTGTGGATGCCCTGGTGCAGGGGGCCAACGCTTCGGCGACCAGCGCCAGCGAGATGGGCATGGCATTCAAGTACGCGGGCCCCGTCGCCAAGATCCTCGGGGTCTCGATTGAAGAGCTCGGGGTAGCCGTGGGCCTGTTGGCCAACGCCGGCATCCCCGCGGCAGAGGCTGGCGTGACCCTGCGCAATGGCCTGTCAAAGCTGGCGTCCGCTGCCCCCCAGGCCGGCAAGGGTATGGGGGATCTCACTGGTCAGGCGGCTGCAGCAGCCAGGACGATGAAGGCGCTGAACCTCGACATTTACAACGTCGACGGCACGCTCAAGCCGATGCAAGAAACGCTGCTGAAGCTCAAGGCAGCGTTTGGGCAGTTGGATCCGGCGACCAAGATCCGCATGGCCGCCAACCTATTCGGCGGGGAGGACGATGGGGCCAAGTGGCTTTCGCTGCTGGGGCTGACGGTTGAAGAGATCAAGACCCTCAGCGCCACCATGGCGAACACCAAGGGGGCGACCGACACAGCCCGCGATGCCATGCAGGGCTTCGAGATGGTCACCAAGCAGCTGGGCGGCACCCTGGACAGCCTCGGAAACTCAGTCGGCAAGGTCGGGGCTACAGCCCTGTTGCCGCTGCTGAACCTGGCCAATGCCGCCGTGGGCGCCGTGGCGGGGCTACCGGATCCGATCAAGTACACCGCCATCTCCCTGGGCCTATTCACCACCGCCACTGTTGCCGCTACGGCAGCATACGCGATATTCAAACGGGCGTTGACATATGACATGATCCAAACAGCCGGTAGAGAGATACTTGAGATGTCCAGGATATTCACCGGCGTTTTTACTAAGGCAATCGTTGCCGCTAAAATTGAGTGGATTATCTTTAGCAAGGCCGTACAAACAGAAGGCATGTTGTCCGCGATCGGTGGGTACGCGGTCGGCTTTGGTAAGCTTGCAGCCTCCATGGCCGTTGTAGTTTTAAGGTTTGCCGTGATCGCGGGAGCGATAGCGGGCATTCAGTATCTACTCAGTGGCGCCGGTGATGCGACTAACGACTTTGCGGCATCACAGAAAGCACTAGATGAGATTGTCGGGCAGGTTGAGAAGTCCACCAAGAAGGCAGCCGCAGCCATCAGCGATCAGGGTAAGGCTGCCAGGGATACCGGGCCACTGATCTTGACGTGGATCCGCAACAGCCGCGAAGAGCTCACCATGCTGCGCACTTCGCAAGAGTTTGAGAAGATGCAGGGCGGATTCACCAAGGTTCAGCAGTCTGCGCTTGCCTTCTATTCGTCGCTGCGGGGTTCGCGGTTCATCACTGATCAGCAGAAAACCCAGGCCAAGGAATACATCGATCAACTGCAGAAGATCGCCGACATTGCTAAGGCGCAGGCCTCAACCCTGCGCGGTCGCGCAGTGGAAGCCGATCGCTCCGGTGATGACAGGCTGGCGAGTCAGCTCAAGATCCTCGCCAAAGCCGCGGACGATGAGGAGCGGGGCTCCCGCAAGGCCGCAGCAGCCCTGAAGGCGCTCACCGCTGAGACCAGGGCGGCAACCGCGGCGGCAGTTGATCGCCTGGGGCCGATCCGGCAAACGATCCAGGCGGAGGAGCTGCTGAGCAGCCGCCTTCAGAACCGCATCGCCATCAGTCAATCCCTGGTGGGGCTGGCCAAGGGCCTAAGTGACGTGGAGCAGTCGCGCTACGGCGTGGTGCGGGCCAGGTTGCAGTTCGAGCTCTCGAAGCTCCAGGAGATCGGCGCAGGGGAAGACATTCTGAAGGCCAAGCGCGATGAGGTTGATCGGTTGGATCGTGCTGCGCTATCAGCCCGCTATCAGAACCTGCTGCTCCAGCAGTCCCTAGAGCAGCGGATCCTGGAGATCAACCAGGCCAAGGCCCGACTGGAGGGCCAGAAGGCGGTGAACACAGCACAGCTCGATCTACTGAAGGCGGAGGCCGAGCTGGCCAAGGAAACCGATCAGGCCAAGCGGGCCAGCCTGCAGGATGTGGTCGACAAACAGGCCCAGGCGCTCACCATCGCGCGGGAGCAGGTGGCCCTGACGGCCAGCACCCAGCCGATTGAAGCGGCCATCAGCCAGCTCACGGCCGAAACCGCACGCAACAACCTGCAGGCCGAAGCCGCGGCGAAGGGGTTCAAGATCGCCGCGAATGGCACGCTGGAGGCCATCTCTGGCATGGCCAGCGGGCTCAGCGGCGTGGCCACCTACGCCAAGCTCACGGCTGATGAGCAGGATCGCTACCGGCGGATCGCCGCCGATGCCGGCCTGGCCATCGGCCAGAACAGCCAAGGCACCTTGGCGGTTGGGCGCAGCCAGGCGGAGGTGAACACCGCCGTGGCGGAGATGAACGCCCTCCTCGATCAGTCCAAGGTCGGATTCGACGACACAGCGCGGAAGGCCTCGGATGCCGCAAGCCCGGCCGCAGCACTGGCGCAGGCCTTCACCCAGACCGGCGACAAGGCCCCGGCGCTCCTTCAGGGCGCCCAGGGCTTCGCCGAGTACCTGGCGCAGGCTGGCGGCTACGCGAACGACATCAAGGGGATCAACCTCGAAGGCAAGTTTCAATCGGTCAGCGGCAGCATGAGCAGCGCCGCCAGCTCTGCCCGGGACTTCTATGGCTACCTGCAGCAAGCAGCGAACCTCCCTGGTTCCCGATGGACTGGGGGCCCCGTGGAGGCCGGCGAAACCTATCGCGTCAACGAGCTCGGTCAGGAGATGCTGCTTGCAGCCGGGCGGTTGATGCCCATCGACGCCCCGGCCAACAGCCTCTGGCGGGCACCCTCCAGTGGAACTGTGATCCCGGCCGGGATCAGCGCACGGATCCAAGCCACAGGCGCCACGATCGCCACAGGTGCCGCGGCGCCGGCCGGCGTTGCTGAGCTGGCCCTCGAGGTTGGAAAGCTTCGGCAGGAAGTCGGCGCCCTGGCCCGGCGGGACTGGAGCATCCACGTGCAGCAACGGACAGGCCCCACCGCAAGCCAGGTGATGCAGCAGATTCAACGGCTGAGGTGATCCCATGGCGATCACGGTTGGCGGGCTGACGATCCGAGCGCTTCAGGAGTTCCCCTACGGCCATGCGGGCGACAGCCTCAATGGGCGAACGGCGCGGCGCTGGCCCGTGAAAGCAATCATGCGGCCATCGGAGTGGCTGGCGCTAGAGAACATCTATCTCACCTGGCGGGCGGCTCGGATCGCCGAACCCGACACGATGGTGTCGCTGTCGGTCGGCACCACGGTCACCACCAGCGGCAAAGCCTACGGGCTCACCTGGTCCAATGTGCCGGCGTGGTTCACCTCCCCACCAGCGGCAGCAGCTGCAGGGGGCATGCTGTCGGTTTCGTTCGAGCTGATCGACGCGGCGCAGCAACTGGCGGTGCTGACCCGCAGCGATGAGATTTCGCAGCAGCTGCAGGACAACGAATCCACCTATGGCACCTACTCGATTACTGGGCTGACCCTGAATCTCACCGCAGCGGTGGAGGCCTACCAGGACGGGCCTCGGATGGAGCTGGCGGCCACAGGCACCCATGTGATTCGGGGCCCCCTGATGGCGACCCGACTGCGCAAGGTGCAGGGCTGGACCCATGCGGCCAACGCCGGAGCCACCATCCGGACCTGGTATGAGCAGCAGATCGCAGCCACGCCAGCAGTTGGCTCCTGGTGGCCGGTGTCGCCTCCAACGACCGAGCAGACACCGGTGATCGTGGCCGGCGCCCGTGTCACACGCCATCTGATCACGCTGGAGCTAGGGCAGGTCTGATGGCGGTTGATCTGCGCCGGATCGTCGCCTGCAACCTCGGCCCGATCGTGTCGGGTGACCTGGGCTGCAACCACATCAGCGACCGCTCGGGCCTGGTGATGTGGTCCGGCAGGCTTCAATTCGACGGGATCGTGAACCCGGCGCGGGGCGCCCTGGTCGAGCTGCTGGTGGCCAGCCCCCAGCGAGGCACGGTGACGCGGTTCCCGATCCCGTTGCGGGTGATTCGCGCGGTGACGTTCGTCAAGGAGCGGCGGTCAGAGGTTGAGGTCGGCTGCAAGCTGACGTTGATGAAGGAACGCAAGGACCAGGCGCAGTATTTCGCCAACTATTACACGCCGTCGTGGTACACCGAAACGCGAAACGCCGGATTCTCGGAAGAGGCGATTAACAGGATCGCACCACGGCCGATTTATACACATCAGATGCTGCTTCACTGCCTCGGCAAGCTTGGGCTGACACTGGCCGGAACCAGCGAGCAGCTGTCGTTCAGCGTTCTCAGGAACAGCATTGATCTGTCACAGGGCTACATCCAGGTGATGGGTGATCTGATCCGGTCGGAATGCTGCTATGGCCGAATCCTGCCAGATGAAAGCTTCCAGATCGTCAGGATGAACCTGGCCAAGGGCGGCAAGGGGCCAATCCTGCGTGATTACAACCTGATCAGCATTGATCCGATCACCACAGGGGCGGAGCCGGCAGATTATTACACTGTGCGATATTCGGCTATTCAGATCAAGTTCAACCCGGAGGACCCCGCATCTCCTGGCGGTGGTGGCGGTGGTGGCGGTGGTGGCAGCCCAGCGGACCCCAATGACCCAATATCACCGGGGTCCGACTGGACCGAAAGCGAAACAATCTCACCGCCAAACAAGATTGAGATCAGCTATGCGCCCGTGGTTAACAATACCAAAGTTGAGCGCAGGGTAACACTGACAAGTACGACGCGAGCAAGTAGTAGAAGCGAATATGAATCTATCCTCTACGAAGATGCCGGCGGCAAGCAGCAACAGCGAGATGTGCTGTTGAAAAAGACAGATACAACCTGGGCGACCATTGCATCTGTGAACCAGGCCTATGTGGCGTGGTGCCTTGAAAATGGTCGCGGGTTGCCAAGTGGCGGAGCGAAGTCGGAAAATATCACTTACTACAAATACTACGTTGGCACCGACGGGCCAGTGCTGTTTGAGGAAACGACAGAGCAGTACATCAGCGAAGCCCAGTTCGCTGGCGGGTTGCAGTTGTATAGCTACGCCGGCTATCAACCGTCCGGGGAAAAACAGATTCTTTCAGAACGCACCATTAGAACTACGCTAGCGTTTAAGACAGCGCAGGGGCGCGACTATACCCAGGTCAAAACAAGCCGATGGATGGCACGCGGTGTTAACGCAGAAGGCAAGCAAGACATCGCCGGTTTCATCGGTAAAGCCAAAGAGTTGATTGATGTTGATCCGACAATCGTGGCCAGGGTTGCTGCGGGTGCGGTTGCTTTGGTATTTGAAGGCACGGAGGTTCAAAATGAAACCGGTAGGCTTGCGCTACCAAGTAAGCCAACCGATCAGGAGCTAGCAGCAGATAGAGCTCAGAATGAGGAATCTCCGCCAGAAGCGCTTACATCGCCAAGTCCACAGGTTATCGACTCAGCCAGCAAAAATAAGTCAGGAGCAGAATACACCACAACATCAGAGCGCACGTTTATCGCCCGTGCTGTTTTTGATGAGCAGCAGTACACCAACTCAGACACTACAAAGGTCGCTGTCTACAGCATGCCGTACTCTCCAGATGATATGTATATCGTCAATGCGCAAGGGAAGGTGAATGGATTCAGGGCGGGATCCAATGGCGCCGCTCAGCGGTTTGGTGCACTTGAAAATGCCCTTGATATTGGCCACGCCTATGGGTGCAATATCGTCACAGGGTTCGATGAAATGCCGTCGTTACCGATGGCGCCCGTCTATGTCCGTCAGGCCGGCATCGAGGCGGCATTCTTGACCGATTCGATCAGCTATGCCTTTGATGGTGATGGCATGGTGGTGTCGGCCGATCTGATGCTGCTTGGGGTCACCGGCTACTACGGGGCCAACCCGCCAGCAGTGAGCTGGGTGCGGCTGCCAGTGCCCCCCGCAGGCCTGAACCAGCTCGACGACGGCACCACGGAAGCCAACTACGCCAAGGCCAACACGATCAGCATCCCGGCCGGGTTTGACCCCACCGCTCCGGGGCCGACTTTTGCAGCGCTGCCCGCCAACGGGGTCGACGTGTTCTCCTCCTGGCGGGATCAGCCCCATATCGTCGGGCCAACGCTGGAGGTAGTAACCAGCGAGACGGCCATCAGTGTTACCGGCGACACGGTGGAATACCCCTATGAGCTGTTCTTGGAACCAGTGATCAGCGAAACCGGTATCAGCGTCACCGGTGATTCAGTGGTGAGCCCTGCGTTCTATTCGGTTGAGATTCCGACGGCCGTGGTTGAGGTTGTGGCATTGGCGCCAGCAACTGAAATCAACGTGATCGCAAGTATCCCGGCCGCGATGGTCAACATCGACGCACTGGTGCCAGTGATTGAAGTACCGGCCCTGATTGACGTGCCGTCGGCAACGGTGAATATCTACGCCATGGCGCCAGCCGTTGAGGTGCCGGTTGTGATTGATGTGCCGGTTGCCGTGGTTGACGTTGTGGCGCCAACGCCAGCCGTTGAGATACCGATTGCTCCGGTGTTGCTATTGCGCATGGACGGGTCGAATGGATCGACAACGTTTACGGATGACAGTCCAAATAATTTCACTATCACAAGGACGGCTAATAGCGGCGACTATCCTCTGATCTCAACCGCTCAAAGCAAGTACGGCGGAGCTTCTGCTTATTTTAATCAAGGATCGGGCGCCGCGTATCTGCAAACACCATCTTCAACACTGCTTGACCCAAGCGGTAAATCCTTTACCATTGAATGCTGGGTTTACAACGTCTCAACTGGCGGATACAATAGCGTGTTTGGCTATAGATCTGGATTTAACATTACACTGTTTACTGTTATGATGGTAGGAACTGGAGTGCGGATCCTCGTGGGATCGGCTGCTCTAAATAGTTGGAGCGACATTTGGGAATCAAGCCCAGGGATTGCCTCTTACAACACATGGTCACATATCAGGCTTGTTGGTGATGGCAGCACGCTGACGCTGGCTGTAAACGGATCGGCCGTGCGGACAACAGCCCAGCCGGCATGGTCCGCAGCAAGCAGGATTCTCTACATCGGCGCTGATCCCGACGGGCGAATGTCTGGATACATCGATGACCTGCGCTTCTCCCCCGTGGCGCTGCAGGCAGACGGTTTCACCCCGCCAGGCGCGTTCTAATTACTCAATGGATCGGCCCATGGGGCCACGGAAAGCTAAGGCAGCTTCCGCCCCTCGCTTGTGGCCGAGACCATCACGCTTTACGACCACACCATAAACAGGTTCGCATCTGGCGCCAACGCGGCTGGCGACACCTACAAGCTCATCCTGTGCACGGCGTTGACAATCAACACCACGCATACCCAGCTGTCGCAGATCACCTACACCGAGGTGGCCAGCGGCAATGGTTACACCACTGGCGGGGCCACGCTTCAAAACGTGAACTTCGCGCAGGCGAACACGACTGATTCGCGATTCGATGCAGATGATGTTCAGTGGACTGCCGGATCGTCTCCACTGTCGGCAACCCATGCGCTGCTGGTGAATACCACCGACGCAAATATCCCACCAGTGGCGGCAATCAACTTCGACGGCACCAAGACGACGCCAGCGAATCAACTATTTACGGTTCGGTGGAATGCCGAAGGCATCATCCGCTTCCGTAAGCCTGTTTGATCATGGCTCAAACAGTAACCCCAGGTGAACTTGAGTTCATCTACGCCTATGCCTTTGCGGGCAAGGCATTCAAGATCTTTGCAGCCATAAAAGGCAGCTTAACGATCAACAGCACGTTGGCAGAGTGGGAGGCTGCAGAGCTGCCAACCACCAACGGCTATCTGCCGATCACGGGCACCATTGGCAGCGGCACCTACAACGCCACGACTGGCAAGTTTGCGGCGCCAACCATTGCAGGCCAGTTCAAGGGCAGCGGCGCCGGGTTCACCTATGACGCCGTGGTGATCAAGGTGGCAGGTCGCACCAAGCCCCATTCAGTGGACATCCTCGATGTGCCTGTGGTGCTGGCAGCAAGTCAGGCAAAGCTTTATGAGCACACTTTTGTCGCAAAGTTGTGAGCCCAGCTGTCAACATCACGCTAGAAGAGGTACCATTTGCCATTTTGGAGGCGGTAAAGGCTAGAATCCTTGAAAATCGTCGAAAACTGGGCGAGAGCAGTAAGCGGAGGCCGTCCACGCGGCCAAAGCCACAGTTTCGCATGTTTGGCGCAAGTGATCGACACTGGAGTAGACCGCGTTATGCGACGAATGTAGACGCAGAGGAGTATAAGGGGGATAAGCGGATTGTATATGTAACGACGGCCTGGGAATTGGGATTTAATTTAGTGAGTAGATGGAATAACGTAGTTGGCACTGAACTCACGCAAAAGTCAACTATACTAAAAAGCCTGATAACGCCTATAATTTTAGCTGAGCCTGAAACTTCGTATTTTGATCAAAGCACTCGCGTGTATAAAGTGTGGTACAAATATAGCGATGAAGGGGTGTTCCCGCCTTCGGCCGAGATTCCAGGAGACCCGGGTTCGTGGTTCGGCTATGATCCACTTACTACTGGTTTTACAAATGAACAAGTAGAAGCCATATACCAAACATCGTATAGACCGCAATGGATTCAAAGGGTAGCAGCGTTTCTAAGCGCGTATGGAGGGAGGTATTTAGGCTTTCCTGAAGTCAGAAGGTCGCAGATTGATTTAGTGCTTACTGGAAGCACAGAGCAGGTGTTCTCAGGAAGTGGATACGAGCGCGTTAGCACTGGTATTCTTGATGTCGATGTCTTTCAAGGTCAACACGTAGTCAAGATCAAAAGCTATCAGACGGTTTCAAATAAGTTCGATCTGGTTCTAGGCTCAAATCAGCTTGATGGAAGGCTTGCGGAAATAGGCGGCAACAAGTATGTCATCATTGAATCCAATCAGACCGACACCGGCGAGTGCTTAGTGAGATTAAGAAAGGAGGATTCCAGTCAAGGCATCCTTGATTACACAGCAGCCGGGTCAAGGGTGGACATTTTTGCGTATTGGGAAGAGTCCAAGATTTACCAGCGGCCAACAGCTGTTGCTCTCAGCGGCTACCAGCAGGTCATCCCTGGTTCTGAACTGCCATGAACGAAACACCACGGCCGCAGCCCATCACCCTGACCGATCAACAGGCCGCCTTGATCGAAATCGCCCAACTGCGCATTGCCTCCAATCGGCTGCGGATGACCGAACAACGTGAGAACGGAAAGCTAAAGGGCACCGTGGCGTGATGCCCAATGCCGTTCAATCTCTACCGCAGCAAGCTCACAGGGGAGATCCCTGATCTGCTGCCCCTGTTCACAGTCGATCAGCAGCCAGCCGATGAAGCCGACGGCGGCGGAACCGATCCTTCAGCCTCTGGCGGGCCCAACGATACCGGCACCGATGACCTGGCCGGATTGCGTAAGGCGCTGACTTCTGAACGTGAGCAACGACGCGCGGAGGCAGCTGAACTCAAGCGACTCAGGCGGGAGCTTGCGGAGGTTGGAGACAAGAACCCCAAGCTCCTAGAGGAAGCCAAGCAGAGGGTGCAGGAAGCGCAGGATCGCGCGGACACAGCAGAGCAGTTGGCGAATGCCAGGGTTCGGGAGGCTGAAGCAAAGCACGAGGCGATCCTTGCCAAGCGCACGGCGGACCTGGAGGCCAAGACACGAGACGCCGAACGGGCTGCGCTCAAGGTCAAGACAGAGCGGATCTACCTCGCCAATGAAGGCCGATCGGAGGCCAGCAGCATTGATGGCAGCACTCCCTTCGACTACCTCTGGCAGGTCTTTGGCGGCCAGTTTGCGGAGGACGAGCGGGGGATTCACCTGATCGATGCGACGGGCAATCCGCAGATCGATACCGAGACCGGGAAGCGCATCACGCCGGCTGATCTGTTCCAGAAGCTTCGCGACGATCCCGTGCATGGCGTGTCCTTCAAGCCTCGCTTCGGTAGCGGTTCCGGTGTGCGTGCGGGACGCGATGGCCGGGTGACAACGCCTGAACAGCTCGACGGACTCAAGACAAGCCAGCTGCTTCAGATGGGGCTGCGCAACGCCAGGAAAACGGCTTAAAGGCGCTGGGCAGGTTGAGGGCGTGGAGGCGGGATGCCCCACGCCCCGGCGTGACGCCGTTCATCCAACCTGCACCCGGTATTCATGGGCCTCACTTTCCTGGAGGCGCGGAAGAGCGAAGTAGACCCGCTCCGCCGTGCTCTCATCAATGAGCTTTCACAAGGCGAACTCCTCGGCATCATCCCATTTGAAAATGTGGAGAACGGAGGAGTCCAGTACAACCAGACCGCTGAACTCCCGTCGGTCGCATTTCGTGGAGTCAACGAAGTTCTGCCAAGCGGCTATGGGGTGATCAATCCCCAGTTTGAAGCCTGGAAAATGATGGGCGGTGACATTGACGTGGACACGTCGATCATCAACACCCAAGGCGAAGGAGAGATCGCCAAGCAGGTCACCATGGGCATTCAGTCCATGCGGATGGCCTTTGAAGACAAGTTCATCAATGGCGATGAAACCCTCAATCCTCGCGAGTTTGATGGCCTCAAGAAGCGCGTTCCGATTGGCTCAAGCCAGGCCATCAGTGCCGGCGGCGCTTTGTCGCTGACGAAGCTCGACGAGCTGATTGACGCATGCGATGCGGCTGGCGGACAACAAAAAGTCCTGGTAATGAACCGGACCATTGCCCGACTCCTCAACGCTGCCAGCCGCGACACCACAAAGAGCGGATTTATCGTGCACGACCGCGATCAGTTTGGCCGCCGTGTTGCCACGTATAACGATTGCCTGATCGTTCGTACGATGGTCAACGGGCAAAACCAAGAGGTTCAGCCGTTTACAGAATCCGGCAGTTCCACCAGTGTCTATTGCATCTCCTTCGGTGATCTGCTGACCACCGCTATCCAAGGTCGCGTCGGCCAGCAGTTTGGCCCCAGCATCAGGCCCCTTGGCGAGGTTGATGACGCCCCGGTCAACCGCACCCGCCTGGAGTGGTACGCCGGACTTGCTATCTACCACGGTCGTTCCGTGGCGCGGCTGCATGGCGTCACCAACGCGGCTGTCATCGCCTAATTCACCTCGGAGGACACTCAACCATGGGACAAAGATCAACCGGCCTACCTAATCGCAGGGGGTTTCTCCTTGACGCATCCACCGTCCTGGTGGGTGCTGTCGCTGGCGGCACCAAGGGCCGACCTGCTGCTACTCGCACCGGTGCAGCCCTGCTGCTGAACACCCGCCTCGAAGCCAACAACGCAATTCGCATCTTGGCTTCACCGCAGTCCAGCAACTCCGCCGGGGGCTGGATCATCGAGGCTGCTCATGTTCCCGAGGGTGGGGACCTGACGGGTGCCAGCACCTACGCCCCCATCGCAACAATCACCGTTACGGCCGGCCAGCCCGCGACCGAGGTGATCCTCGGCGGTGATCAGATCCGCAAGGCTGTCGCTACCGCTGGCAGCCTCACCGGCGACGTGCGGGTGGTGGCTGTCCGGGCTACCGCTGGCACCGGATCTAACGGCGTGGCGGTTCCCGCTGGGACCAACACCGTGATGATTCAGCCGCTGGCGATGTGCTGAAAACCGGGGCCCAACAGGGCCCCTTCACCATTTGAGGCACCGAGATGAACGTTTCGATCTGCCCAGGGATGACCGTAGCCGACACGCTGCGGGCCATGGGCCAGGACCCGCCAGGGGTGGAGCAGGGTCAGGGTCAGGAGCCCAAGCGAGCTCGCGCCGCTGGCGGGAAGTTCCGCGGCGACAACCCGGCGACGCCGGAGGTTAATGAGGCCTGGGAGCCGGAAAGCTGAGGCATGGCGCTCCCAGAAACCTACGCTTTCCCGATCGAGCAAGGTGCACCAGCTGAGCTGCACCTGAGGTTGAAGAGCGAGGAGTTGGAGGGCAATCCTCCAGTTCCCCTCACCGGATACAGCGCGAACTGGGAGATCTGGGATCCCAAGCGGCGGAAGAAATATGCAGAGGTGGCCGTGGATTGGCCTGATCGTCTCGACGGGCAGGTGCGCGGCAGGCTGACGGCTCAGCAGACGCTGGTGATCCCCACTAAAGCGGGGAAAGCGATTCACGATCTGCACCTATTCCCACCAGTCGGGGACAGTTTCTACGTAATCAAAGGCGCGGTCGTCGCCGAAGTCCGTGTTTCGAGGGATGCGCCGTGATCGTCGAAGTTCTGATCCCTGGCATTCCTGGCCCTCCGGGGACCGGCGGGGGTGGTGTTTCGGTAAGCCTGGGCGCCACTGTGGCCGACGTGCTGGGGCTGACGGGGCAGCAGCTGACAGCCGATGACCCCGGGGCGGGTGCTGATCGGTTGGTGTTCTGGGACCACTCAGCCGGACGCCTGCGGCATCTGGCGCTCGGCGCCAACCTGACGATCACCGACACCACCATCGGCGCTGCCGGGGCCCAGGGCCCCGCCGGCCCACAGGGCCCGCAGGGCCCGACCGGGGCCACCGGGGCGGCGGGCCCTGCTGGAGCAGCAGGGACAGCGGGCGCGAAGGGCGACACTGGAGCGACTGGTCCCCAGGGCCCTGCCGGCCCTGCTGGCCCTGCTGGCGCTCAAGGCCCTGCTGGCGCTCAAGGCCCTGCTGGTGCTCAGGGGCCGGCCGGCGCCACAGGCCCTGCTGGAGCAGACGGCACCGGATTCGTGATCCGTGGCACCGTCGCAACGGTTGCGGCTCTGAGCACGATCCAGGGCGCTGCAATCGGTGATGCCTACAAGGTCACAGGCACAGGCGATGTCCACGTCTGGAGCGGCTCTGCGTGGGTGAACCTGGGGCCAATCCAGGGCCCGCAAGGCCCTGCTGGCCCGACCGGGACCACTGGTCCTCAAGGCCCTGCTGGCCAAACTGGAGCAACAGGACCAGCTGGGGCCAAGGGCGACACAGGAGCAACTGGCCCTGCTGGCCCCGCCGGAACGAATGGCAGCGACGCCTATGAGGTAGCTGTTGCTCAGGGGTTTACCGGCACACGCACGCAATGGCTGGCGTCCCTGGTCGGCGCCCAGGGACCCACTGGTCCGGCAGGCCCTGCGGGGCCAACCGGAGCAACAGGCGCTACTGGGCCCCAAGGGCCTCAGGGCTTGAATGGCGACACCGGGGCAACAGGGCCACAGGGCCCCGCCGGCCCACAGGGTCCGGCCGGACCAGTTGGGGCAACAGGGCCGGCCGGCGCTGCCGGCAGCAGCGCCTACCAGGTGGCTGTGGCCAATGGGTTCTCCGGCACTGAGGCGCAGTGGCTGGCGTCCCTGGTCGGCACTGCCGGCGCCCAGGGCCCGCAGGGCCCGACCGGGGCCACCGGGGCGGCGGGCACCACCGGGGCCACCGGCGCCACCGGGGCGACTGGAGCCGCAGCCACCGTCGAAATCGGCACGGTCACCACTGGAGCAGCTGGATCGCTGGCAAGCGTGACCAACAGCGGCACCAGCTCTGCCGCCGTTTTCAATTTCACAATCCCCCGAGGTGACACCGGCGCCTCGGGTACTGGCGGTGGCAGCTCCACAGCCGTGCGCATCGACTCCACGTCTACCGCGAACACGGTCTATGTCGGCAAGGCCCCGGCTGGTTCCAGCGAGGCTGCGGCCGTGTGGTCAATCACCAGGACCCAGTTCAGTGCTGCCGGGGTCCAGACCGGCAGCAGCACTATCACGGCTGTCACCTGGACAGGCCGCACGACCCACGCCTACTGATCATGGCTATTCCAAACCCACAGCCACTGTACAACGGGATTGAATACCCGTATTTCAGCGTTGAGCTAGCGCTGAGCACACGCCCAGTCGGGCTCGATATGGAGGTGGGTTTGGTGGTGACCTTGACCCCGTATCGAGTCACCGGCGATGGCGTGGATGTCCTAACTCCCTACACGGTCACTGATGAGGATGGCATCGAGACACAGGTGGGTCGCATGACCATGGTGTTTGGCAATGCCAGGACGCAGGCACAAACGAATCCACGCTTAGCCGCTTTTCTGTCAGCAATCGAGACTGCAGGACAACAGTACATCCTTGGGGGGACCAATGGCTGACATCAGAGCTACTCAGGCCGGGGATTTTGGCCTTGGATCTACGTGGGTTGGCGGGAACGTCCCTGGATCCGGGGATGTCGCCTTCTCCAATGGGTTTACCATCCCTGTCAGCGATACCAGGACAGTTCAGGCGATCAGCAATGCTGCGGGAACCAGCATCAGCGCTGGCGGCAGCTTCGTTTTAACGAACGGAGCTAACCTCACATGCACCAACGCAAGCGGAATCATTCAAGGCGTTACTACGGCAAGTTGCGTAACCACTAGCCTAACGGTAGGCCAGACTGCTACTTTAACGGCAACCAATTCCGTAGCCCCAGCCTCTGGGGCTACGGCGATAAACATAACCGGGAATGGAACCATAAATCTGGTTGGCAACTACACAGCGGCAAGCTTTGCTTCCCTGACCATTGCCAACAGCTTTGTTGGCACCCTGAACATAACAGGGTCGATCTCTGCGGCTTCTGGATTTAACATATCTGGAGTGTCCCTTTCGGCGGGAGCTGGGGCGGTGATAAACCACACCGGCAACATAACCGGAAGTACGAGCGGCGGTGCTACTTCTTACGGGCTGGTGGCCAATGCCGCATTTGCGGGAACATGGATCACAACGGGGAACATCACAGCCGGGTCAACCGGCAGCTCCTCTGGCGCAGCCATTGTCAACAACAGCACAATTGGAATTGTCAGGATCAATGGAATAGTGCAGGCGTCTACATTCCGGCCAGCGGTTGATGCTGGCGTGATTGGCCAGAATACCCAGCTATCAGGACCGTTCCTGATTTCATCGAATAACGTAAATCCGGTAGTGGCCCTGAGCTGGCGATTTACGCCCGCTCAGCCTGCGACGTATTATCAGGTCTGGACGTCTACGGGAGCGACGGTTAGATCGTTATACCCAGCGGATGCGCTGCCCAGCGGCAACTATCCGGCCGCTGCGAATACGCGCAGCGGGACCGTCTACGGACCCAACCTAGAGATCACGGGAACAATGGCTGTTCCTGCTGCGGGCAGTGTCGCCCTAGGAGTCGCAGTTGACAATACCGTTGGCACTGCTGTCCTGACGTCGGCCAACGTTGTAACAGCCCTGGGTCAGTTTGCATCCGGTAGGCTGGCCAATGTTGCCACGGTCGACACCACCGGGTTTCAAATCCAGGCGGCAGTCAGCGCATGACCAGCCGCCGTCGCAATAACAACATAAGGAGGTCGGATGAGAGAATCTGACCTTTTACCGTTTTACAACCGCCTCGCCAAGCTCGAAGGCTTGATGGAGGCCGTGCATTTGTCCTTACAGGACAGTCGGCGCGAAGCCACAAGGTACCTACAGCGCGTGGATCAGCTGGAGAGTAGGCAGCTTGATATTGAACGCAGGATGGTTACATTTGAACAGTTTCAAGAGCTATCCAGCAAGGTAAGCACATTAGTCATCAATGATACAACAAGAGGCGAAAACGCTAGGTTAATTCAAGAGCTGTCAAGCAAGGTAGCCACACTTGAGAAAGGCGAAGCAGAAAGAATAGGTGGTGACAAAGAGAAGAAAAATGGCGTATCAACACTGCAGTTCTACCTAACACTGTCCGTTGCCATTGCTGCGTCAATCATTGCACTTGGTCAGGCGGTGCTACCCTCGCTGATCAATCAACCGGCACCGCAGCAGACAATCTCACCGCCCCACGCCAAGCCATGAGCAACACCATCGTCAGGGCCTTAGTGGGTTGCGCAGTCATCTCCGCGCTAGGTGGGTTCGGCGCTCCCCTGTTTTGCGGCGGACGCGGGGCAGAATGCACTGATCAATGGCGGCAAGCTTCAATGGGCGCCCTGGCAGCTTCTGCCAGCCTCGGGACCCTGCTCGCCCGCCCCCCTGGTGGGCCTGGGGCCGAGCCCTGAGCCGGTCCGCTGCCGGAAACCTGCCGCAACGGTGCTCCCCGTCATGCCGGATCTTGCTTCAGCAGCAGCTCAATTCACCAACCAACCCCGTCAGCTCGCCGCGTTTCGCGCCGTTGATCAGCTGCTGACATCACAGCAACGGGATGAGTTCTGGGTCACCTTCAACGGCACAAACCCGCCGGCTACCGAGGCGCCGGTAGCTGATCAAGGTGGTTGGCTGGCTCAATGCCTCAAGATCGTCCAGGAGTTCGAGGGGTGCAGGCTGGCGGCCTACCCCGATCCCGCCAGTGGTGGAGAACCGTGGACGATTGGGTGGGGCACCACCACCTACTCCAACGGTCAACGGGTGAAACAGGGCGATCGAATCACCCAGGCTCAAGCTGATTCGCTGCTGATCACCAGGCTTACGGGTGACTGGCAGGTGCAGGCCAAGCGGATCCCGACATGGGGCCGGATGACCCAGAATCAACGCGCTGCGCTTGTTAGCTTCAGCTACAACTGCGGTGCGGCGTGGTTCGGCAGCGAAGGATTTAACACCCTGACCTCGGTGGTGCGGGCCGCTGATTGGCCAGCTGTACCCAAGACCCTGATGCTCTACGTCAACCCTGGCAGCTCAGTGGAAGCCGGCCTTCGGCGGCGGCGGCGGGCCGAGGGGGCATTGTTCGCTGGACAGGCGTCAGCTCCTGCGGTGGCGGGACGCATGGTCGGACCCGGCAAGCGGCCAGATCTGAAGCCAGGCGATCACCACCTGATCGCCAACGACGTGAACCAGACCATCACGGCTTACACCCACGATGGCGTCAAGGTTTGGCAGGTGCCATGCCTGTGCCGTGGGCAGGGCGGAGAATCGGAGTGGAACACCACCGGTAGCGACACACCACCCGGCCTCTACCTCGTCGGCAAGGTCCACCGCGATTACGACGATGACCCCTCAGAGCGGTTCAGCGAGGAGCGGCAGTCCTACGGCTGGTATTCGCTCGACTTGATGGGCCAGGAGGGCCAGGAGGGCCCCGGAAGCCGCAACGGGCGCGATGGGATCATGATCCATGGCGGCGGCACGGCTTGCGGCTTTCCCGGGGCCTGGGCGCCGCGGCAAGAGCTGCACCCGACCCTGGGCTGCATCCGGATGCACAACGAGGACATTCGCGATCGCGTGCTGCCGTTGCTGCTGCTCGGGCGGATCTGGGTCAGCGTCTATCAGGAGGCGCCGCCAGCCTGAGGCCACGGCGGGGGCTCGATACCGCGGGAGCGGCACAGGGCCTCAAAGCAGGCCTGAGCTCGTGGGATCGTGGACTCCACCACGCAGACCCCGCCGGAGCAGATTCGCCACGCCACTCCCCCGTCCTGGCGGGTGGTCACGTCGGTAACAGGGAGATCGGCCATGGCTTCAGGTTGCCAGGAAGTGGGCGCGAGGCGCGGGGCGCAGGGTGAACAGAAATGCACCATCGCCGAAAACCATTGCGGTGACTGGGCTGGAAATACGATATTCGCGAAATCTCGGAGGATCTGTACGCAGCAGTCCTAGCAAGGCGAATCGCTGAAACTGACTGCAGCGCAAGAGGACTGGGCGCATGATGGAGCCCGTTGCAAGTGTCAGCAAGGCTCAGCAAGTGTCAGCACGTGCAACCGTGATGCACGCGGTTTTCATCGGCTGAGACCGCTCATCCCGTCCGCGTCGTATTCGCTCCCATGGCATCGCTCAACATCTACCGGGGCCGGCTCTACCTGCTGGCCAGGGTGCCCAGGCGTGATGGACGGCCGGGATTGGCGCAGGCACGGATCGCCTTGCGGATGGACGACACGCCGGTCAACCGCAGGGCGGCAGCCAAGCAGCTGCAGACCCTGGAGCGGCAGCTGCGCGAGGGTTCGTTCAGCTGGGCCTACTGGAGCGATCAATCCGAGGGGTTGACCTGGCGGGAGGCAATCGCCAAGCTCTACCGAGCTCGGGTGGTGCTGGGGCGGACCAGTGAGACCACGTGGGAGATCAACTACATGGGGCGACTTCGACGGATCCCGCCAGATAGTGAATGCACAACGGAAAGCATTGCCGCAGCACTTGAGCGTTACAGCCGCAATAGCTGCAGCTACAAGGAGCTGTTCTATCTGCTACGGCATCTTTCGCGGTTGGCTGCTGTGCCGTTTCCGGAAATGCCAGTTCCAACCTATTCACAGGCCGAGCTAGTGCCAGTTCCAACCGATGACCAGATCGTGGCCTGGGTTGAGAGCGCGGGGCCAGCCGGCTGGTACTTCGGCATGATGGCCACCTATGGCTTGCGCCCCCACGAGATCGAGGGGGCGGTGCTGATCGAACGGGATTACTGCCAGGTCCAAGACGCCACGAAGACGGGCTTTCGCACCGTGATCCCGCTGCCTCGCGAGTGGGTGGATCGGTTCCGGCTGCATGATCGGCGGCTGCGGCCAACCCTCCAGGGAGCGGCGCACGATCGGGTCGACGCGGTGGCGAAGTGGCTGAGCAAGGAGCTGCGCCGGCTAGGCCTCCCGTGGCGACCCTATGCGCTCCGGCATGCGTTTGCCGGCAGGCTGTGGCGGGAGGGTGGTAGCAGGTTGGACATCTACACCGCTGCCAGGCTGATGGGGCATTCAGCGACTCAGCACTCCCGCACCTACCGGGCGCACATCCAGCCGCATGCGGTGGCGGAGGCGGCGGAGAGGGCGTTGATGGGGGAGTAATCAGCGCCAGGTTCTGTGCTTCTCAGCAACCCATTCGTTGCCGTCGTAGCTCTCAATTTCCCATTCAACATCGTCGGGAATCTCGACAACTATCAACGATGCAAGGCTGCCGCTTGCGCGTTCCCCCAGCTTTTCGACGCAGGCAACAAGACTGGGATCATTGCGTTTGATTTTGCCAGCAAAACCATAGCCGTCCCACTCAAGGCCAAGCTCTTGATAGGCGGCTTCCGACAGGGAGTAGCCGCCGTACTCGTTGTTGATGACAATCTTCATGGCGCGGTGGTGGCAATGGGTTGATTCTGTATGGCTCCGGGGACGATAGCCCCCACGTTCACCCGCACCATCCGGCGCTGGGCGTTGACGGGGGCGAGGTTGATCAGCTCACGGCCCCACCGCCAGCGGCTGCGACGGTTGGCGTCAGCTTCGGCGATCAAGCGATTGATGTGGCTGACGCTGACGCCCAAGGCATCGGCCGCCTCTTCCTTGGTGAGCAAGCGGCGGGGTTCAGTCATCACCAGGACTCACGATCACGCCCGACCGCGTCCAGGAGACGCGACCCGGCGGAAGGTTTACGGGATCGGCCTGGAACGTCTCCCAGACCCGATGGCACCGTGCGCAACTGTGCATCCTGACCTGGCCAACATCAGATGGGATCCGCCTGGTTCGCTCACATTCATGCTTCCTGGATCGGAAGCCGCAATGAGCGCACGTGAGGGGAACGGTTTTCACTAGACGTCGCCCTCCAGCTTGGCGGCGATGGCGGCCAACACGCGGCGATCGTTCGGCAGGTGGTGGGCAGCAGCGCGGAGGGCGGCGGCGACCTGGCGGCGGCGATAGGCGGGATAGTAGCAAGAACCCAGCGGAACATTGATAAACGCATGCATTACAGCCTGCGCGGCGGGGGAGA